TCTAAGAATCTGATCTTGCATACCGCTCATATCTCTTTGTTTCATGTCTTCTAAAAATTTGTCAAAGTCTTTTTGACTACCCATGATACCACCGTCTTCAGCTTGTTCTCTTTGTTCTGTAAAATCTCGTGGAGCGTTAGCTGCATAAGTTGCTGCCATTTCTTCTGGTGTAAATTTTCTAGATTCTACATCTGGTGAAAATCTTAAACCAATAGCTGAAGCTGTTTTTGGATCTGATATGTTTGCAAGTTTAGCTATGTCTTGTAAATTTAATCCTACGTCTTGACCTGTGTAAATTGGGTCTTCTTTATCTTTTGTAAATGCACCAGCCAATAATCCTGAACCAAGTGCAAGTCCTGGACCAGATAATAAACTTGATAATATACCGCCTTGTCTTCCTGTAGTTACAGGTTTGCCTGTCTTTGGATCAATCTCTGTTGGTTTACCTAAAAAAATATCTTTAGCAAAATCACTTGTTGCAGCTTTTTTAATTCCACCACCTACTCTTTGAGCTCCGCCTAATATATTTTCAAGAATACCTTTAAACCCTGTATTTTTAGAAGCAATATCCTCTCCTCCAGTTTTACCAAGTAAATAAGAACCACCTAAAGCAGCAGCTGCGGGTAAAGCAACTTTCTTAAGAGGGTCCATAATTTTCTTTTGGAAGAACGAACCTATACCATAGTTTCGTCTACCATCTTGGCCCATTATTCCGCCGTATGCTCTTAACTGTCTGTTCATTTGAAATCTAGATATTGCCATAGTTTACCACATTACTTGGTTTTTGGGAACAAATCAAGCGAAGGCATGATTACTTTGACATCTCTTCTGATGTCAGCTTCTGGCACGCCTTTTGCTTTCCATTCCTCATCTGTATTGTATTTTTCACCTGTTTTCAAGTTAGATATTGTCGTTATTATCTTTTCTGGCTTTATTGTTTGCATTATGTCGTTACCTCTCTTGGTTCTATTTCTAGTATTGAAGCTATTACATGTAGCTCATTTGCATCACTGGCCTGTACTTTTAAGGCCTCACCTGCTTCCATAACCAAGGGCTGTGTTAGAAGCTGTGTTGTAGCATTTGAAGCTATAGCTTTTGTTTTAAATAAGCTGAATATATTAGCCGATGCGTCCACTAAAGTCACTGTTATATTGGCTCCTGATCCAGCATCTTCAGATACTATAATAGACTTAATTACAGATGTTTTAAATGAAGGCACTGTGTAAACAGTTGTTAAGTCTGTCGTTGTTAAATCTACCTTTGCGTTTATAAAACTATTAGCCATTAATTAATAAAGAAGTTAAATGCTTCTACCTCGTCTTTTAAGTCTTGTTGATACGTTGTGTTTAATTTTTGTAAAATACCATCGAGATCTCTAACCTGTGCGTCAGCTACAGATTGCTTATACTCTTCACTTGGTCTTGTTAATACTTGTACTATCTTTGCCATTATCTATATAAACTTGCTAGCCCTCCACCAGAATAACTTGCTCTACCGCCGTATTTAAAAGGTGTGCCAGCAGTGTCATCAGAAAAGTCTGAGGCACTCGCATTACCTCCACCACCGCCGCCTCCGCCTCCATCAGAGTCACTACCCCCTCTATCTCTTGGATCTGGAGCAGTAGGAGTAGGTTGAGCAAATTCATCATTAATATTTCCACCATAAGTTCCATCAGCGTTTGTTAGATCGCCAGTTTCTTCATCTACTGTTGTGCCTTCAGCACTGTAAAAATCGTTACCGCCGTATGTTCCTGTTACTTGAAAACCTTCGTCAATCGGAGTGTCTGGATCAATAAACGGTCCTTTAGGTATGCCAGGTGGTCCTTTAGGTATGCCATCTTGATTAAAGAAACCTAGTCCTTTAGCTATGTTTGGATTTTTACCGAAAAATTTTGAACCTAGAGTTAAAGCTAATGGTCCAAATATAGGTCCAAGAATACTTCTCGCTATTAAACCCATTATTCCTTGTTTAGCTATACCACCTAAAGTTGATTTACCTTTACTTTTTCCACTTGTACCTTTCCCACTAAATCCACCGCCTGTTACATTATCAATAAATTTATTAGTTTTATCTTGCCCACGATTCAAAAATTGCTCCGCGCCTCTTGAAACTAATTGACCTGCAACTAAATTTCCTATTGTTGATAAATCCATTATCTTCTTCCGTCCGGTTGTATATCTAATCGAAACGTGCCAAGTTTCCAATCCTGACTAGTTCCTGTGTTTTCTATTTTTAAAGCTATAGCTCTTGCTCTCGCTCTAGTGTCCACCTTACTAGTTGATGATGTTATTGTAAAGGGACCAAGTGATGAGCTTGCTGCTGCATCATTTGAAAAATCTCTAAGGTTTAATGTAACTCTAGTATCTCCTGTTTGTGATATAAAATCAGGCACAAATCTTCTTATCTTCATTATATATTCACCATCGCCTCTAATATCCGCCGTGCCTGAGGTAGCTCCTCTTGCTACTCTTTGTGTGATATCAAAATCACCTGATAATATATTAGCTGTAATAGCTGTCACTGCTCCACCTTTAACTTGATCAGTTCCTGTTTCGTGTTGGTAGTATGTTGATATACCATCTGTATTTCCTTGAACATATGTAGCTGAGCTAGACCCTTCTACACCATCAGCATCATATTCTAATGCGTGAGGTTTACCGAATACAGCAGAGTCTTGCCATGCTGTTCTAGCTAAAGTTCCAACTGTCCATATTGGTCTTTGTGGCGATGAATCTTGATAGTTGTAACAAACCATTTTGTTTACAATCGCAGAGTTTGCGGTTGGATAAAACCACATAATTTCACCAAACAAATTATTAAGTCCTGCAGATATCATTTGATTACCAGAATCTAAATTAATATCATCAAATACAAAGTCTTCTACTAAACATGTTAATGATTCAAGAGCACCAGCATATCTAAAGAAACCATTTTCTGAAAACCAATATGCAGCTCCGTCTACTTCAACCACTGCATTCTTACCTACTAATCCGCAGTTGGTTCCTGCTTGTATGAAAGCAAATGTAAAAGGTTGACCTACAAAACGCATTAAGAATAATGCTGTGTCTGTGTAAACATAAATAGAATCTCTACCTCTAATAGCTCCCATGATCCGTGATCCGTCGGCCAGTCTCTGTGTACCAGCTGTATTGGTTGCTGTAGGTGTATAAGTATTAATATCCTCTTGAGACGAGAACCTTACAAACATATTATCTTGTGTAGACTTTGTACCGATCGTTGTTTCAGTACCAAAGAATACTAAGTGTCTATCCGGTGTAGATACTAACATATGTCTTGATGCAGTTGGTGCGCCAGATATAATCGTGGCTCTTGAAGATGTTGCATCTGTTGCTGCTGAGTTCCATTCAAATACTTCACCATCAACAATTAAACAAATAGCTTTGTCACCAAAGTTATCAATGGACCACATACCAGGATCAACAATTAAGTCACCTGATGCTGCTTCTCCCCATGCAACGTAGCTTGATGTGTTTGTAACTGCAGCTCCTGAAGAGTGTGACGCTGCTGTTGTATTTCTCACACCTCTTGTTACACCTGTTAAAGTGTTTGTAGATATACCTGTGTAAGATATTTCTTCTGTTCCTACTTGTATAAAGTTTGTGCCTGAAGATGGGAACTGTGATGCATCGTTTAATGTTATACTTGTTGTAGAGCTATTAATGTCAGAAGATAAAACTGTAGTAAAAGCTCCTACTTCTTCTCCACCCCAAGACCCAAGAGACCAACCAAATCCTTGTGCTTGCACATCGGGACCTACGTGATAGTAATGTTGAACTCTTATACCGCCTGATTGAGTTGCACCAGATCCTGTCTCATTGGAAGGCATTGTAATTGTAATCGTGTTAGATGTAGGTACGGTTGTAACCATAAATCTTATATCATCAAAGTTTGCTGCTGCGTAATTTGAATTTGTAATAGCACTAAAATTATCTAGTAATACAATGTCACCAGCTTGAATACCATGATCGCCCGAAAAGTTTATTGTAACAGTCGCTGATCCGTTAGTTGTACTAAATGCATTTGATAATGTGTTTGTAGATTTAATCGGATGTATGTCATAAAACACTCCACCTGAATAAGCGTATAAAATTCTGTTTGATCCTATAATAGAATATTTTCTACCTAAACTATTAGTGAATTGATGTAGTGCTCTTGCTGCACCTGTTATATTGTCGGCACCTAGTTGTTTCCAACCACCTATCTTTTCAGGGAATAGATATCTAAAACGTACATTATCACAATCTATCCACTGACTTTCAGCAGCGGTAGCAGTAATTTGTTTGTTTATTCCAGGTGCAAAATTAACCTTCTGTAACATAGATCTCCAGATTATATTAGATTGCGTTGATTATCAACGAGTTTTGGGTATACCCAACATAGGTCTTTTATCATACAAATTGGCTTTTGCAAACCTTCCATCTGCATGATTATAGTGTAGAAACACTTGTCCGCAAAGCTTTCCTTCAAAAGGTTTACGCCAATGCTCTAATTCACAGCCAGAATAGATAAGCATATCACCAGGTTTTAGATTAACTTCTACACCTAATGGTGCACCTGGTTTTATAATACCTTTGTATTCTTCAATAACATTATCTGCTCCTGTAGGATCTAGATAGATAGGCCAGTGATCACCACCTAAACATAGTGTGGTTGATATCTCACAACTAGGTCTATCTTTGTGTCTATTTAATATATTGCCTGTTCTATAGAGTCTTGTGTATGAATAAGTAGGCACTAATTTAAGTCCTGTTTTCTTTTGCATAACATCAATAGTTTTAATTAATAATGTTTCCATAAGTCTATCTGCATATTTAGCATATGATCCTGGTACTTGTGGATCATGAAAATTACCGACTAACGGATTACCTGGATGTGTAGTATAATTATTTATCATCCAGTTATCAGCTTCTGCAGATACTTGTAGATACCTATAAGCAACATCTGCTAGCTCTTTGGATATAGCACCTCTAATGATTTGGTATTTATTTTTTTTAAAACTCATACTTGTATAAAGTTATATGATACAGAAATTCTCCAGTTCTTTTCACCTTTTTCTGTATTCATGTTTATGTCTACACCGTGTGGTAGCCAAGATGGAAAAAAGATCATACGTCCTTCTACAGGTTCATAAGCGCATACTCTCCATAATTGTTCGGGTAGATTATCTACTCTTCTAGGCATATGTGTATTAGGTCCTGGTCTAGGGTCTTCTAAAAATAGTTTACCCGAGTTCTTTGGTACTTTTATATAGTATACACCTGACCATAATGAGTTAGGGTGAGTATGTGTTTTATTATAACTATAAGTAGGGTTAATATTAGCCCACATATTACCTAGCCCTAATTTAGGTTGTACACCAAAATCCTTATTACATTCTTCAGCCATTTTAAATAATTCATCTATTAGGGGTTTGTATTCTTTTTTTCTATCCATGTCTGTTTTGCTGTGCCAACCAAAACCAGAATTAGTTTTTGTTTCTCCTTTAGGATCTGCTTTACGCCACTTTTTTATTTCTTTAAATAAATATTTATTAAGTTCTTTAGCATTAGGTAGATCTTTAAAATAAACAGCGGTTGGAAATAATATCTTTCTTTGTAGTTGACTCATTTTAATGGTGGTCCTCCAAACCACATAACCATAGATCTTCTTATACCTTTTTTAACAGGAGCTACTTTGTGTCTTAAAAATGATGCAAAGAATATAGCTTGTCCTTGTTTCAAGGGTAGAGGTTTATTATCACCCATCTCTGAAAACATAAGATCACCTCCAGTAAAAT